CTTCTAGCGCCTGTCCCTTTTGGCGTGCCTTGATGACTGAAGCAATCTTGCGTACAACTTCGGATGCGTCTCCACCTTGTGTTGCCATAGCAGGGATTGCCTGCGTATAAGCGGTAAGTGAGCCAAGCAAAGCCTGACGCATATTCTCAACTTCAATCTTTTCAAGTTCTTGTGTGACATTGACTGTGAAAGGAAGTTCGCGCATAGCCAAGTCTTTAGAAATTAAACCACCACCGAGGGCTTGGAGCATAAAGATAAGACCTTGTGCTGGATTTAGACCAGCGAGCATTCCGTAGCGGACGTCTGCTGAGTAGTCACCCTTAATGTCCTTACGAGGACTGTATGTGATTTCATATGGGCTACCAGCATCAACACCACGAATGGTCTTTTGCTCAGGGAAAATTCTTTCATCTATTTCAAAACAAACCTGAATTACATCGCGCAATGCGCTAGCAAAGATTGCTTGAGCGCTTTTAACTTGGGTATCAAATGCACCCATAAGAGCCTGGACACCTTGTCCTGTGACGATAGAGGCATCAATGTTTCCAGTACGTCCTTCAGGATAACGGGCGCCTACACGTAATTCTTGATTGAGAAGTTGCTGTTCGGTAAATGCGCCTGCTGGCAAAGTAAGTTCTACACGACGTACACCCGCTGGTGAGTTGGTACGGATAACCGCATCTCCACCAAGCATAAGTTCTTGTACATCCGAAGGTAGAACAATAGGAGCCTGAACAGACTTTTCTGCTGCCTCCATTGCAAGAAGAGCAAAGCGGTTGCGTAGCAACTGAATTCCGATAATGTCATCGAACTGACCACGCATCTCACCATCAACAGATGGTTTGCGGGCTACAACAATCATCATCTTGCCTAGTGGATTCTTAGCCTTAGAAAGAACTAAGTTGCCCTTTGTAGGTAAGTAAACTATCGACTGGTCTTTGTCGTAGTAGCGAATCATCTCAACCTGGCTGTTTAAGTCTTGCTCATAACGTGACCTGCCGAGCAACTCATACTCAAACTCAGGGAATAGTGATACTAATTCGCCCAATGTAGACATATAACGTTTTGCAAAAGCAACGCACCGTCCATAGCGGTCAAATTCAGGGTAAGCACCTATTGGGTTTTCTAGGCGGATACGCGGCAGTTTTGCTTCTTCATCCAGTTCAATTATGAACGGGAGGAATCCATATGTGATATACCAGTCCGCCCCTTGATACATTTGTACAGATAAATCTGAATGAGCAAAATAGTTAGAGGCAATACGAGTGCGTGTATCAGCAAACTTACGAGCGCGGTCAGAAACCGAATTCGCCGCGTTGCAGTTAACCGCTGGTAGTGGCGCCATAACCTCTGATAGGTCTCGCGCAACAATATCCACAAAATTCGCAACGACATTCGCATCTACCCCATCTGGAAAGAAGTCAGGATAAACACTGGCAATTTGCCCTTTGCGTACAGCAAGTACGTCAAGGTTGCGAGCATCTCGTTCTGAAGCGCGGTAGCGCAAAGACTGCACTCGCGCAGCGACTTGCTCAATGGTTAGTGCCATAGTTTCCTATCCGTATATCTCTTGCCATTGTTCTGCAATAGCATCATCTAAATTTATTGACATTCTGCGTTGAGTCTGAGCCCTAGTTGCCCATCGGTTCTGGACCCAGCGTTGTTGTTGAGTTCCAGTCTGCATTAACTCGCGCAAACGAATCACGGCAAACCAAAGAGCCATCACGCAGTCGGTTGCGTTTCTGGTATCAGGCTTCCAGGTAATCAACTGCTGTACTAGCGCCTTAAGACCTTCGCTACCTTCATTGCTTGGTAGTTCTATTAAATTGTTATCCTGGAATCTTCCATCTCGTAAAGTACCGAAAAGACTTGCCATAGAAGCCACACCAAAGTTAGTGTCCCACTTGTTTTTACCAGTAAAGTGAGAATTGAGTTGGCACCCGTGCATCGACAACCAGTTTCGCAGTTCATCGTCGAGCGCATATGCTTTTTGGTGTGCGTTGATTTCAATTCGTAATTCCTGTGGCTTGTAGCGTTCTACCCAATCTTCAATCAGGTATCTAATCTTCATTGGTGTTGGGTCAACCATATTGACCGCATCTAAAATATAAATCATTGAATCGACCTTGTTGTAGGTCGCAATTACCGCAGCGGTATTACCTGTCATCGCTGGGTCAAGACCTATAACGGTATACCCCTCGATTTGTCGTGGATGACCTGCAGCACCAGGTTTAAGCGGTCCGCGCTTTCGCATACCGTTGACACATCCTGCAACTGCTGCTGGCGGAAAGATGGCGTCTTCGGTGACGTCTTCTTGTTGGTAGACCATAGCCCAGACGCTCGGAGCGACTTCACTACGCCTAGTAAAGAGCGCGGGTCCATCCCATTTCGGATAAAGTCCGTCAGCATCTGCTTCGTCATTCTCGCCCTCAGGGCGGTCTGTCTTAGCCCACAACGTCTTCCAGTTGTCAGGCTTCTCATCAAACTCGAGGACCGCTGGCATAGCCATATAAGTGAATGGCGATTTACCACCAGTCCAGTTGGAGCCGTCCCGTATTTGTTTGTATAAGTCAACGGGAGCAACACGGGTTCCTACGATGAGGAGTTTCCCGTGTCGTCCCAAACGCGTGATAACTTCTTTTTGAAGCCATTCAATTTGCTTCTCCCACTCGTGGGCATTGGAGTTCATCACGACATCGTCTAGGATAATCAGGTCAGCACGAGCACCATAAATCTGGGAACCGAAGCCTAGGGCTTGAACCGTAGGGTCTTTCTCGCCAGAATCTCTGCCTGTACCTAGATAAATCATATCGGCGGACCACGTAGGAGAGTCCGCCTTATAGCCACCATTAGGACCGAAAGCCATCTGGAGTTTAATCCAAGACGGGTGGCTTAAGCGGGTCTTGATGGCTGAAAGGAATTTACGAGCCATACCTTGAGTCTTAGAGACCAAGATAATTCTGATGTTTGGGTTTGTAGCAATTCGGTAGGTAACGTAGTTAATCGTCAGTACCGTGCTCTTGGCGTGTTCAGGGGGTACGTTAACCAGTACTCGGTTATGAGCCCCTTGTTCAAATAGCATAGACGGGTGTAGCCAAGATGGCTCCCGTCCCTCAATTAAATCTATCCAGGTTCTCTGGTGAGGAAAAATCTTAGTCTCAAGAAACTCTTCTGAGAATTGTTCAAAGGAAATCTCTTTTAGGTTCTTTAGGTCAGCCTTGACCCCTTTGCCCTCTAGGCGAGCCTTGTCGGACCTCTCCTTAAAGTCAGGGTCATTCATCACCCATTGTCGGAAGGTAACCTCATTACGGTTAACCGACTCCATAGCAGCCTTAATGGTGCTACCTTGGCTCAGTTGGTTAAGGACCCTTTGCTGCGCCTCGTGCTTTGGTATATCAATCTTTCCTGCTTTACGTCCCATCAGATACCCCCGTTAAAACTTACAATAAACACCCACCTATAAACGGTCAGAATATGGGCACCTGATATATATAATATATTTATATATATTATATTACGTCGCGTAGCCCGCAAGAGGCGGAGCGACGCTCCGTATAGATATATAAAATATCTATACATATAAGATAACCTGTTCAAATCGGAAAACCGAACAGTTTTCCTTAAAGATTCTAGAAAAGTCGCCCTTTGGGCTCCCATATGTCCGATTTATATAGATATTGGGGGATATAACAGAAATATTTTGGGTGACTATATGTACATATAAACGCGAGAATTTAACGAAGGCGGGGTCAAACCGCCTGAGCAGGTGGCAGGCTAGGCAGGCTCACGACTTAAGACGGGAGAGACTTAGTCTTCTTAGGGAATTATTGTTAACTGTAAACAATATTAAACTCGGGAATGAGGCAGGGATAGGAATTTCTAGAACTATTGGAAGGGGGCGACTATCCCCCCGCAATCTAGGCGGGCGGTAATGAATAGATAGATAGTTGAAAGTTCAACTAATAATCTATTAGACGAGGGGGGAATCTATAGAACAGATGTTCGAGGGAAAATGTGACACAACTAACGCGTTTTGATTTGACAGGCTCCCGCCTTAAGCCCTAAGGTTCTACCTATCGGCAGGCAGACAGCCCGCCACCTAGACAGGAGAAAAAAAATGAACGCAAGCCTACACAACACCGACAGCAACAGCGCAACAGTTAAGACATTCAAGAAAGACAACACCGACATATTCTCAAAAGATTTTGCGGTGGTATCGGTTCAAGATTCCGACAGAAACGAGGTCGCTCTATTCTTCTCAAACCTCGCCGAGGTTCTTAATTTCGCCAAAATGATTGAGGAACAGGCTCACAACCTCGCCAAATAGTCGAAACCCCCGCAAGGGGGTAAGGTAGGGGATAGCCTCCCGCCTCTGATGAGACAGGCTAAGAAAGACAGGAGAAGAAATGAAGACAGCAACACGCACCGAGAATCTCTCGGGAATCGTGACAGCACTAGAAGAGGCTCACGCCTCGATTCGCGAGAAGACAGGCGCCCCTCGGGCGACGATTCTAGTCACTCGCAAGACAGGGCGCACAATGGGTCACTTTACCCACGCCAAAATCTGGAAGGCGGGAGAAGAACAGTTTCACGAGATAATGGTATCGGCGAACTATTTCGAGCGAGGCGCCCGCGCTGTTCTCGGCACCTTGCTACAC